CTTTTCTTTTCTCCCCCGGTCCCCCAAGGGGGGCAAAACAGACAAAACACGAAAGGGATAAAACGGACACTATGGGAAATGACCAGAAAGCCCTTCCCGGGTTTGAGATCAAGAAAACGAAACCACAAAAGGGGCGCTTATCCAAGGCCGTTGATGTGGTGATTAGAGATAGCCGGAAAAGTGGCGGCCCGTACATCATCGATGAGCTGACGGCCGCCATGCTCAGGACCTGCGCGACAAACGTGGAGGCCGCGATCGCCGAGGGATCGTCCTGGGCCGTGGCTAACGCTATGAAGGAACTCCGCGCCCTAAGGGATGAAATCGTCCAGCCGGTGCCAAACAGTGAAGGCGACGCTTTTGACAAACTCCTCCAAGACCTCGCGGCCGACGTTCCCCAAACCGGGGCAGGCGCCTCCTAGGTTTGCCACCCAGCGACCGCCACACCTGCGGACCTTAGGGCCAGCGGTCACGCGTTTGGCTCACGGTTTGGGCTGGATACCGCACCCGTGGCAGACGCAGCTGTGGGACCTCGCCCTGACCCTCAACGCTGAGGGGACGGGATGGCAGTACCCCACGGTCATCGTCACCACGCCCCGACGGTCCGGTAAAACACGCGCCGTGAGTGCCGCGATGATCCATCGAGGCTTGACCTTTCCCAAATCGCGCACCTTTTACACCGCCCAAACGGGGCAAGACGCGCGTGACTGGTGGCGCGACGCCGTGGCCGAACTAGGCGGGACACCATTGGCCGGGCGTTTTGACCTGCGCCGGTCCGCGGGATCGGAGTCCATTACCTGGCCAAACGGGTCCACCCTGCGCGTATTCAGCCCCCAGCCGGACGCGCTCCACGGAAAAGACACGGACCTCGTGATCGTGGACGAGGCGTGGGCCTTCACCCCAGACCGTGGGCGAGCCCTTGTCCAGGCGATCAGTCCGACACAACTCACGCGCCCGTTCGGGCAAATATGGTGGCCATCGACCGCGGGCGACGAAACTAGCGACTTTCTAAAAGACATCATCGAGCGCGGACGGGCCAGCATCGCGGACCCGGACGCCTCCATCGCCTATTTAGAGTGGTCCTGCCCACCCGAACTAGACCCCCTGGACCCTGACTCATGGCCCCAATACCATCCCGCCTACGGGCTGACCGTGAGCCACGACGCCCTAAAGGCCGAACTAGACCGCATGGGCGCTTCCGATTTTGCCCGCGCCTACGGCAACGTATGGCCCGCGCCATCGTCTGGAGCCGGCTGGCCCGCCGGTGTGTGGGAAGGCGCGGCGACGGATGCCAAACCTGAAGGGACTTTAGCCTGGGGCGCGGACGTTTCACTGGACCGGGACCGCGCAACAATCGCAACAGCTGCCCGCGTGGACGGCGTGGTGATCGTGGAAATAGTGAACCAGTGTCCGCCCAGCGACGCCGCCGCGATGCTCAGGGAATACCAAAAGCGCCACGGCGGCCGGATTTATGTCAACCCATACGGCCCCGCCGTGACGCTAGACGACGACCTTACACGGGAAAAGGCAGATTTTGAGTCCATTGGCTCAATGGATTACGCCTCGGCCTGCGCCCAGGTATTCGACGGGGTCCGGTCCGGGGCCCTAAAATACCGGCCAGACGACGACCTGAACGCCGCCGCCGCAACAGCTGGACGCCGCAACATTGGGGAGCGCTGGGCGTGGGCCCGCAAAAACGGTGTGGACGTTAGCCCATTGACCGCGATCACCTTGGCCGCATGGGGCGCGACACGCCCAAGCACTGCCGCGCCTAAACCCACCTGGCACGTCCCCGGGTAGTGATACGATTAGCGCGTGGCGAACCCTGTCGTCCTAACGAATCGCCCGGCGCGGGTCGACCTTGACCTGTACGCCGGCGATACTGTCGCCATCCCTGTCGTCGTGTACCAGGGCGAGGACCGCGTGGACCTGACCGGGACGAACGTGGGCAGTGTGCGCGTCACTCCACAGGAGCCCGTCGTCGAGGACCTGCCCGTCATCATCGAGCTGACGGACGCCATCGAGGGCGAGGCCCTGATTTACGTGGACGGCACCGGGGATTTCACCGACGGGTTCACAGGGTTTTGGGACTGGGAACTAACCCAAGACGACGACACCATCCGGACAATCTGCGCCGGGACCATTACTATCGCGGCGGACGTGACACGTGCCTAACGGTGAAATCAGGATCGACCTAAACAGCACCACCGGACCCCAAGGACCCGAAGGACCCCAAGGACCCCAGGGTGACCAAGGCATCCAAGGCATCCAAGGTATCCAAGGTATCCAAGGTATCCAAGGTATCCAAGGTATCCAAGGCGACCAGGGTGACCAAGGCGACCAGGGCATCCAGGGCATCCAAGGCGACCAGGGCGACCAGGGTGACCAAGGCATCCAAGGCATCCAGGGTATCCAAGGTATCCAGGGCATCACCGGAAACACGGGCGCCACGGGCGCGACGGGGGCCACAGGAGCCACAGGCCCCACCGGAGTCCGCGCCATCCAAACAAATGGAGTGAGCGGGCAAACAGTATCGAGTGACCCGATCGTGATGGAAACACCACCCACGGTCACAGTCATCACCGACACGGGCGCGACCACCATCGCCGGGGCGACACGCCGCGCACCATCGCGCGACGGCTCAGATTTCACTTATCTTTCGGCCGCGTATGCCGATGTCGGAACCGTAGGCGGGTACACAAACTGCTACCGCCAAACCGGCCTTACTATTGCCAACGCCGCCGGCCAGATCGACAACCTTTTACGGTTTGAGTTTGAGAGCGATACCGACCAGCTGGAAATCCTTGTCAGGTCGGAGGACAGCACCCACAGTAAGTATCGGATATGGGTGGACGGTGAACTGGCCAACGCGACGGAGTCCTCGGTCATAGGCCCAGCGACATCCTGGCGCCGCATCAAAATCGTTTTCGCCACCGCCACGAATAGGCGCATCACTTTTGAGGGTCAGGAAATGACTTTCGGGGGTATCTGGGCACTACCCACGCGCACAGTCTGGCCCACGTCCAGGGACGTTGGCCCGCGCGTGATCGTCGTGGGTGACTCCTGGGGAACAAGTTTCGACACCGACGTGAAATGGGTGTGGGACTCTTACGCCGTGGTCGCTGGGCGCCTGCTGAACTGGAACATCTTTCCGTCGTTCGTTTCAGGCACCGGGTACCTCGCGGACGGTTTCGGGACAGGCGAAGCAAACTACGGGGCACGGTTCGCTACCGATGTCGCCGCCCTATCCCCGGATATTGTGGTCTTCACTGGCGGTCTAAATGACAACGGGTACAGCCCACTAACCTTGGTTCAGACGGCTATCACGTCCCTATTCGCTGCCGCCAAGGCCGCCCTACCTGCGACGCGTTTCCTTGTCCTTTCCCCGTTTCGCTCGACGGACACCTACTACACGGCCATAAACACTATCGCCGGCTACCTTTACGCCCAGGCATTAGCCAACGGATTCACCTTCGTCGGCCAGCCCATCGAATACATCCAAGGCACCGGAACCGTTGCCGCCCCGACGGGCGTGGGAAACTCCGACTTTTACACGTTGGCCGATGCTTACCACCTGACCCCTGCGGGCTATGAGTTTTTGGGCCGCCGTCTTGCCGCCGATATCCAAGACAGCACGCGTGACTGGTGGGCCACAGACCGCCTCGCCACGATGGCCGCGTCCAAGCGTGGCCTGGTACCCGCCCCCGGCGCGTCCCCATCGGCTAGCAAATACCTAACCGAAACGGGAACGTGGGCAACGGCGGGAGGTGGTGGTGGTGGTGGTACTACCATCACAGCCGTAAGGGCGTACCGATCCGCCGGGCTGAACGTCACCACGAACGTAGTCCAAGTCGGGTTCAACACGCAGTCATACATCGACGTCGCCGGCTACCACAGTACGACCGTAAATAACGCCCGTTTTAAGGCTCCGGCCGCTGGGCGCTACCGCCTCACCACTCAAGTGGCCATGACTGATGTAGGCAACCACGGGGCCATCGTGGGCATTGACAAAAACGACGACATGAACTATCTCTATCAGCAATGTTTGTACGCCGTCCAATCTGGGGATCTAGCGGGGCAAATCATTGCCCAGGTGACCACGGGCTGGATCGACCTAGCCATCAACGACTACATCGCCGTTTCCGTTTTTAGTGACGATACCAACTACAACATCAGCGCTAACAACACTTGGGCAGTTTTTGAGCGTGCCGCATGAGCCGACGTTCCCAGCGTCTCACCGCCACCGTTGACTCACTCACCGCTAATCAGCGGGTAAGCCTGCCACCCCAGGCGAACCCGTGGGCGGTGGCCGACGCCCTGAGCGCCATCACTTGGCCCGAAATATCCAAGACCGCTATGACGCGCCCGATGGCCATGACCGTCCCGGCCTGTGCCCGTGGCCGGAACCTGATCACGTCGACAATGGCCGGGGCACAGCTGCTCGCATGGCAGGGCACGCAACTATCGACCGCGCCCGCGTTGTTTGACCAGCCGGACCCGGACCTGCCCCGCGCCGTGACCATCGCGTGGACAGTTGACGACCTGATTTTCTACGGTGTGGCCTATTGGCTGATCCTTGACCGCGATGTCCTGGGCTACCCCACGGCCGCGCGACGCGTTGACCCTAACCTGGTCGACGTCACAACGGACGGGATCGTGGAGGGCATCAACGGTCAACCCGTTAGCGGCTCCGACGTGATCGTCTTTCCCGGACTCCACGAGGGGATCCTGGCTTACGGTGCCCGTGAACTCCGCACAGCCTTTACCTTGTCGGACGCGGCCCGCCGTTTCGCCTCCGTTCCCCTGCCCGCCCTGGAACTCCACGACCTGTCCGAGGATGGGCTGAGCGCTGAGGAACGACTGGCGCTAGTGGACGACTGGACGCGTGCCCGCGAACTTTCAGGGGTGGGCTACACAAACCGATCCCTAGAGGTCAAAACCCACGGCTGGTCCAGCCGGGACCTCCAGCTCGTCGAGGCCCGCGCATACGCCGCCGCCGAGGTGGCCCGGGTTATGGGCATCCCCGCGGCGATGCTGGACGCCTCGCAGTCCGGGTCCTCGGTGACATACAACAATCTCCAGGACGCCCGCCGCGACTTTACGGACTACACCCTGAGCACGTACACCACGCCCATCGAGCAACGCCTCAGCATGGACGACATCTCTAGCCCCGGCGTGATGGCAGTGTTCGACCTGGACTCTACGATCCTTCGCGCATCGTTCGCGGACCGGATGGCCGCGTACCAGGTGGCCATTACGTCCGGGGTCTACACGGTTGACGAAATCCGACGCCGCGAAACCGGAACCCCTGGAACGGTGACCCGATGACCACGATTTACCTGACAGCATCCGACGCCCCCGTGGCGTCCATTGACGGCCCCGCCCGTACCGTTCACGCCACGATCCTCCCGTGGGACAGTGTCGCAAATACCTCGGCGGGGCCGACCCGTTTCGCCCGTGGCTCGGTGAACATCACCGCCGCCCAAAACGTGGCCTGGCTGATGGAGCACGACCGGAACCGCCTAGTGGGCCACGGCCAGTCTTTCCTCGATACACCCGCGGCGCTCGTGGGAACTTTCACAGCGCCCGAAAACTGGGAAACAGAACTCCAGGCCGCGCATATGCGCTCGGGCTGGTCTGTCGGTGTAGACGTGATCCAAGCGTCAACCGACCGCGACGGCGTCCTCGTCGTTAGTAAGGCAATACTCAGAGAGGTTTCATCCGTTAGTGTTCCCGCATGGGACGCCGCCCGCACCATAACCAACCCCGAAGGATAACAAAATGAGCAAGCGCCAAACCCCGCGCCGGCTAACCGCTAGCGCACACCTGACCGGCGACGCCGGCACCCCAGCCACCACGGTTGAGGAAATCGCGGCCTCAGCTGCCGCCTCCGCTATTGCCGCGACCGCCGTGGCACCCGAGCCCACCCCTGCCCCTGTCGTGGAAACCCCCGCCCCCGTGGCAGTGGCCGCCGCACAGGCACCCAGCATCGCCGCCCGCACCTCACCACGCCTCACGGCAACGCAGGCCGCGTCCCTGGTCGCCCAGGCTAACCGCGGCGAAATCCCGATGGGACAACTCCAGGCCGCCCTCACGGATATCACCTACACGGCCAACGCCGACGTGTACCCCGACACCTGGCTGGGCCACGTCTGGGAAGGCGTCAACTACCAGCGCCGTTTCGTGCCAGCAGTGGCCGCCGGTGCCCCCGTCACGTCCCTAAAGGTCACCGGATGGCGCTGGAACGTCGCGCCCGTAGTCGCTGACTACGACGGCGACAAGGAAGCCGTGGCATCCAACGCCGCAACGACCGAGGCCATCGAGGTCCCCGTCAAGCGCCTCGCCGGTGCGCACGACATCGACCGCGCCTTCTTCGACCTTGGCTCTAGTGACTACGTGATGGGCTACTGGGCCGCGATGGCAGAGTCATACGCCCGCCTTTCGGACGAATATTGCTATGACGAACTATGGGCCGGAGCCGTAGACACAGGCACGAACGCAACGCCACTGGGCACCATTGTTCAGGCCGCAATGTCCGTCATGCCGATCGGCACCCCATCGTTTATCGGCATCTCGACTGAGGTCTACGCCGCGATGGCCGCAGTCAACACCCAAGACGCTCTTGCCTTCCTGGGTGGCTCATTGTCACTGGACGGGACCGGATCGTTCGGAAATACGTCCCTTTTCGTTTCGGACTTTATCGCCGC